GACATTTCCGCTGGGGTACTTAATGGTCAGGCGCGGCGTTACACCGGCTTCAATAATCTGGAAATCATCGCCAGTTGTCTGCAAGTCGTAAGAATAGTTAGTCGCAGAGCCGATACGCACATAGCGGTTTGCGCCGTTGTTGAGCGTTAGATTACCCGACGTGATAAGATTGCCAGCGGTGTTTAATGAGGTCGAACCAGTAGGATCAAGATAATAGCTCGTGTTGGCACTGTCGTAGAAGATAGGCGCACGGAAATCACCTGAAGCCGTGACGCTACCGGTGCCATTATCAATGGTCATGCGCGGTACAAAACCGGCAGAGGTAATGGGCGACCCGGCATAACCGAATACTAGGTCGTCCCCTGAAGTGGTAGTGGTGAGCGCGATACGTGCTCCAGAAAGGGCGGATATGCCCCCACGGGATTGCCCGCTGTAATGCACAATGATTGAAGCATCTGTGCCGAAGGCTTCTATTTCTTCGCTTGGGCTGCTGGTATTGATGCCAATGCTTGTACCCGAGTCATAAATAACCGACGCGCTGGTGGGCGAGACGCCGTTACCCTTGAGGAGATAGCCGGAGGCCAGTGTGGAGTTACCCGTGCCCCCACGTGAGACAGCAAGCTGGCCGGTCCAGCCGAGCGTCATGGATGTTGCTGCAAGCAGTGCAGTCGAAGGGCTTCCGCCTAGCGTCATAGTGACGTTGGTGTCGTCAATCTCCGTCAGGGCCGCGCCAGTGATATCACCGCCCGGTATCGTAGCAGACGCAGTGAAAGCCGAAGTGCCGTTACCCTTAAGGTAACCAGTCAGGGTCGTAGCGCCCGAACCACCGTTGCTTACAGGCAGGGTACCGCTGACATGCGTCGTGAGGCCAATCTTACCCCATGATGGAGGGTTGCTGACGCCGCCAGAGATGAGCGCGTTGCCGGTAGCCACATCAGCCAGAGAGCTTAACGTCGTGGTCGCAGAGGCGTAGAGGATGTCGCCAACGGTATAGCTGCTGATCCCAGTACCGCCATTACCTGCACCCAGCGTGCCGCTGACCTGCGTGGTGAGGCTGATTGTGCCCGACAAGGCGCTGGTCGGGATTGTCGCCGTAGCCGTGAACGCAGAAGTGCCGTTACCAACGAGATAGCCCGTTAGCGACGTTGCACCCGTGCCGCCATTACCGACTGGTAGAGTGCCCGAGACATGCGTGGTCAGGCCAATCTTACCCCATGAAGGGTCAGCGCCGACGCCACCTGAGATAAGGGCGTTGCCAGTGGCTACATCAGCCAGCCTGCCGATTGCCGTAGATGAAGTCGCATATAGCAGGTCACCCGCTACAAAGCTGCTGTTGCCCGTACCGCCTGCCGTTGCAGGTAGCGTGCCTGTGGTTAGCACACTGGAAGACGTCGCATAGACTGCGCCGCCAGATGTGAAGCTTGTCAGGCCCGTGCCGCCATTAACTGTGGTGACCGGAGCAATAAGGCTAAATACCGTACCGCTGGTAAGTTGGAGGCCATTACCTGCCGTGTAGAGCGTAGCGTCCGAGACCTGAACGAAGGTGATTGCCGTCGAGCCAAATACGATTGTGCCTGTAGTATTGCAGACATAGGTCTCGCCAGCGCCCGTGTCGCCGCTCGAAACGAAGAACGAGTCCCCGTTACCAAGAGCTTCAGTGTCTTTTAGGCCATAAGTATCAGCGTCAGTTGCACGGGTCAGCACCCAGTTTGTACCACCCGGATCAGGCGTACCGACTGTGGTTACGGTATAGATACCGTTCTGGAACGCGCTTGTCTGGTTATAAACCAAGATGCGGTCACCGACCGAAGCAGTCGGGCCGTCAGGCGCAAACGCAGCCTTTGTACCAGCGTTCGTTAGAGTTGCGCCAACGCCAACACCCGCCCCACCGGGCTGGTTATATGTAGCGTTAAGGTTGCCCGTGGTGTTCGGAACCTCATACTTGACCGGCTCGTGGTAGGTGATACCTGACGCGACGAGACCATCGACATACTGCTTGGTCGCCACTTGAAGGGCCGTTGACGGGTCTCCCGCAACAGTAACCTGTGTCAGCGACGGAGACGCCGTGTACGACGGAGTTGTGCCGCCAATCAGGACGCCCGTGCCCGTTGCAAGCATCGCTGTGGTGTTGGCCGCAGTCTGGTAAGGAATAGACCCCGCTGCACCGCCAGCTAGGTTAGCCGCAGTAGTCGCGGCTAGCGCATTACCATAATCTTCCGTGACGGCCTTTTCGGATGGATAAGTGACGAAAACGTCCTTGGTGCCCGCAGCAAAATCTACAAGCGAACCACCACTGCTCGATGCCAACACCGTGTTACGCGATAGGGTCGTACCGGAAGACGTGTAGGTACCGATGCCGACTTCCCACTGGGAGTCGCCATTAATCGTGTAGTACGTCGTGTTACCGTTACCGATTACCGAAAAGTTCTGATACCCGGTCGGCGCGGTCCCGCTGAGCGTTACCGTACCCGTACCAGTTGTAGCAGTGGTATCCCTAACGCGATCAGCGAGGACAAGAGCCATTAGTTTTCCTTACGCGATACGAATAATGGCCGTCGTGTTTGTGGCCGTCGGGAAGATAATCGTGAAATCACCGTCCGTCGAGGTCTTATCCGAACCAAAATCCAACACAGCCACAGCAGCGTTCGTCAGCGTGGTGTTCGCGTTCGAGTTAGCCGAAGGGGTCGTATTGTAAATCAGCGCGCCACGTGCCGTAATCGTTGCGTTAGCAAAGGTCAGGTCGCCAAAATCGGTGAAGCCCGTACCAGAAGAGGCCGAGTTGTTTGACGTCACAACCCCGAGGCGCGTCAACGTGCCACCGCCAGCGGTGTAGTTCGTACCCGAAGATGAAACTTCCTGACTGGATGTATACGCCGTGGTGTTAGCATCCAGAGAAGCGGATGAGGTGTACAGCGACAGCTTGAAAGTGTCACCGCCGGTAGCCCGGAAATCATGCACCGCGAGCATAAGCTCGGCCTTAAAGCTGGTGCACATTGCTTGCGTAATTGCCATTGCGGCCTCCTTATGCGTCGAGGATCGGAATCAACTCTGGATGACCCGCCTGCTTGAATTTATTGACCAGAGTTACGTTATGGGACCGCACAGCCTCGTGCATATAATGGACCAGCACCGCACGGATGTTGTCCTTGAAGGCTTCGGCCTGATCGCGAATAGCAGGATGTGCCTGACTACCCACGTAGATGATTTTGTCGAGAGCGCGCTCGGCAGTTTCCTCAGGCGTGAAACCACGTCCCTCGGTCGCCATGACCATCACACTTCCGACATCGTTAGAACCGTTAAACATATTACCTCACCGGATACCGGACTTGACCAGAACGATACATATCCTGACGGTTTTTGCCTTCGCCAAGCTGTTTAAGTATCGCCATCGCTTCGTCATACCGCTTCTGGTATCCTGCGATGATATCTGCCTCGCCCTTCATGAAAGTGTACGCTTCGAGCAGCGATCCGTAAAGCAGAACGCTATCGAAGTTATCGCCCAACCATGACGTACCTGCCGTCACAATCGAAGGCGGGTAGTAGAAATAGTGAAGCTCGACCTCATAGTCGTCGTCTGGCGTCGGCCCGAGGATGTACGAGTTCTCGTCAAAATAGGCGTAGCAGTACGGGAGACCCTGATCGTTGGGGTTGGGGTACGCCTGCCGGATGAAGTTCACATCCTTGTTCAGCAGATACTCGTAGTTCCCGTCTCCATCGACCACAGCGATTGAGAAGTTGGCCAGCCAATCTGAAGGCACGGACAGGTACTTATTCCCCGACGTGCAGTTGCCCGTCACGTTCTTGCGGAGGTCAAGAAGCTGCACCGTGTTAAAGATGCGCTGCTCAGCCTCTTCGATGAACGTGTTAATCTGTTCGGTAGACGTCAACGTCACCGTGCTGGAACCGTCAGAGCCGGTCCATGAGGTGTTGGGGAAGTCGTTTTCGACGTACCCTTTGATCGTTTCGAACAGTTGAGCGTAGTTCATCAGCCCATCTTCTTGCTATGTCCGTAGCCCCGCGTCGTGTTTTTGCAACCGCGAGTACGTTCGGTTTGGGTGTTAGCGATCTTGTTAGGATAGCCGTTGTTGCCAAGGTCGGCCTGTGTGTAGACCTTAGGTTGCTTATATTCAGCCATTTTTATTGACCTTTCCCATGTCTTTCTTGGGCTTGCTGCCGCTTTTCTGGTTCGCAATCTTCGCAAGATTACGGCCCATGCTCAACATCTGCTTGTTAGTCTTACCACCTTTAGCCATCTTAATTCTCCGTCTGAACAGTTACGGTCCCCACTTGACCACTACCTAATAGCGTATTTGGAAGCCCAGATAAACCCAAAGGATCATTTAGGCCAACAGGATTCCAACCCCACTGGATTACACGGCTACCGCCTGACGGTGTACCGGAGTCCAGCACGTTGTCATTGGGCACTTCACCTTGGGTCTCGATCCGCAGACCAGTCAGACCTGCTTGGTAATATGTCGTGTCCGGACGCGGGTTACGCAGCGCCTGAGGGTCATCAACTGGGTACATACCAAGTTGAAGCTGCGGCTGATCTGGTTCCCAGCATGACGGGCACACGAGGATATTGACGTTCTTCGTCTTGATGACGAGACGCCGAAGCTGCTTGAGTTTATAGCGGAACCCGCAGCGATCACACTGCGAGATTGCCCATTTACCGGAGGCAAACCTATTTGGCATTGCTTCTCCTTAATAGAACATCTGGCGCGGTGCGATGCGCAACGCAGCCTTTTCGCGATCCTCGTCGGCAGCCTGCTGCCACAATTCCTCATATTCCATCTTGAGCATCTGGCTGCGCTCAAGCGCGCCGGGGATTTTCTTCGACAGATGATAGGCCAAACCAGCTACCATGCACGGCAAGAAACGAAACGGAATGTCCTGCGTCGTGATACCGTTGCCCGCATCCTGAATACGGCGAAGCCGCCAGTAGACGAAGGTGTAATAGTTGGACTGCTCTGGGGCAGGCCAGACGTTGATATTCGGATAAGCCACGCCATCTACCGGGTAGTTCGCACCTGACTGGCGGTTAATCCACACTTGGATAGGCCGACCCTGCGCGTTCTTATTTGGGATGGTCGAGTATGTATCGACGCTGATCCGCGAGATATTGATGTCAGTCTGGCCTTGGCCAGTCTGCGTACGGATTACGTGGTCGAGAAGGTCAATCGTATCCGCAGGTAAATCGTAGGTGATTTGTCCTTGAACCATGGGGATCGACCCCTGCTCGATGGTCCACAGGTTAATGCCACGGTTTGCCCACTCGATGGTGAGCAAGTTCAGGCTACGCCGCGCCGTGCGCAGGTCATAACCCGTCCGAAGCTCGGCACCACAGCGCTCGAACGCTTCCTCAACGAGTTCGTTAAGGTTCAGGTTAAATGCTGTAGTGCCGGATGTGGTCATCTAAATCTCGCTGTCTTCTTGGCAACGCTCTTGGGTTGCTTGACGAACTGCTTGCCCGC